ATAAAATCATCTACATCTAAATTACCATTTAGTATAGTAAACTTTTTTACATCTTCTGTACTTATTAATAATGCGTAAGCCATATCTATTTGTTATAATCTGGGTGATGTCCGTTATTTGGCATATCAATAGGTTTCATTGCCACCTCTTTATCGTTTCTTACTCTATATCCGTATTTTTCAGCTTTATTAGTAGAAATAGTTGTAGCATTAGGGTTAGTTACATCTATACTTACATTCTCAAAAGAAACATAAGTTTGTCTTAACCATTTGTGCTTACAATTAACTCCACCCTTGTAAAGGAATAAATCGTAATTATTACCATTATGACCTTGACCTGGATTTACTTCGTTAGAAGAAGTTTGTTTAATATCTTCTTTTCTGTAAAGTTTATCAGCTTTTAACATTCTATTGCAAAATTCTCTTTCTCCTACTAAATCACCACTATATTTGTAGCGTGTAATAAACTTAATTCCATCAATATTTTTATCTTGGCTAGATTTTGAGTTTGGTCTTGCAATAATAGTAGAAGCTAAATCTAACATTTTAGAAAGTAGATTTTTATCTTTTTTACTTTTTTGATTTAAGAAATCTATTTCAGCATCTAATTCATCTTCTAAATCTTGGTCTACTTCGCTTTCATCAATTAATATCCATTCAGCACCTAAACTTTCACCTTTACTAATTAAACTATCTGCTATATCCACAGAAGTATCCTTATCACTTGAACAACATACTGCAGCCATTTTGACACCAGTTTCTTCTTCGTTAGTTGTAGCATTAGCAGTATTAACATCGATAAAATCTAATGGTTGTATTGTTTTAAAATATAAGTTTAATGCTATATCATTTACAGCTAAAATAGCATCTAAAGCATCTATAATTTCTATTTGGTATGGTCTAATAACAATATTATCAAACAATCTAGTTGCAGTTTCAATTTCATCTGCATTATTGCCTAAACCACCACCTGTATCTCTAATTCCTAATAGCATAGGTGAAGTAACTCTATGACCTACAATTAACTTTTCAAAACATTCAGTAGAAAGATATTCGTAGTGTGCAGGTGCATCATTTAAAGGTATATCATCAACAGTAGTTTTATTCTCTAATGAAGCATTAAAAGATACAATTACTTTATCCCCTTTAGCACCTGTTAATTTACGCTTAACATCATTTGCAATTTCTTGTCTTTTTTCTTCAGGTGGTATATTGTTATTGAAGTTAATTACTTTAGTACCACTAAAACCATTCATTACATCGTTAATCAAATAATCTGCAATTTCTTCTTCTAGTTTAGCATAAGGTAAAGCACCTGAATAATCTATTGGAGTGTAATAATGATAACCTGATACATAAGGTTTAATAACATAAATTTCTACTTCGTTACCATTACCAAAACCAAAAGCAGGAATACGCTTTAAAACATCTCCATTTCTGTATTTACTCCAATCGTGGTGATAGTACCACGCTTCAATTTCACCTTTATCATTACACTTTTCAGCTCTTAAAGTTTGCATAGGGAAGTGATCTACTCTAGTTATTTTACCTTTTCCGTAAATAACCTGCATAGAAGCCATACCTAATAACTTTCTTTCTAAAGCCACTTTCTTTAAGCAATCTCCTTTTATAATAGACATCATTTGTGCGTACTGATCAGGTTTTCTATTTGAATCAGTTGCAGAAATACCTTTACCATATATCATATTGGTAACACCAGTAATAATAGCGTGGTTAGTATTAGAATAAAGATATCTATCAATTAAATACTGAAAGTAATTATTGTCAGTTCCGTATTGTACAAAATCTTTATTTTTGCTTTCTTCTATTACAGGAGATGTATAAGCACTTAAATTTAAAATGTGTATGTTATTCATAAATTATAAATTCGTTATCTGTAGTATGCTCTACATAAGCATCCTTGTTTATAGTATAATCTGCTATAGTTTGGTTAGTGCAAAAAGCTAAACCTGTATAAACTACATTAGAATTATTTTTAACTTTAATAGTATAGTATTTATTTTCTAAAACATCTAAAGCTACACTAGTTTGAATATAGTATTTAGAAGCAGTAAATGTGCAATTAACTTCTGTTTCTACATTTGTTTCTTCATCAATTAAAACTATAGAAGTAGCAGTAGTACCATTTACAATAAATCGTAATGTTTGTACTCCTACCTGTTCTTTTAGTATTATCATTGTTTTATTTTAAAAATTAAAAAACTACAAATTTGTTATAACAAAAAAAGGGTAGCAAAAAGCCACCCTTTAAAAGTAATATAATTAAATATTAAGATCCAACAACAACAGTAAATCCTGCACCTACCAAAGTATCTCCGATAAAGTTAGCTGGTACTGGTTCCATACCTGTTAAAGTTAAAGTATATCCAGAAAGATCACCCATAGCACCACCTGTTACAATAGTACCACCAGTTACATCCATTCCGTGTTTTAATCCTGCATAAAAGAAATTACCATTGTTATCTTCAACAATAACTTGTGGACGACCATAAGCCATCAATTTAAGTTGTTTATTGTCTACTATAGATAATTTTTTAAATGTTAAAGCTAATACTTGTTCAAAGAATGTAGTTCCATTCTCTCTCGAACTATTTACATTTTGTGTAAATGTAGAAGCACCTTTTAAATCGTATTTATAAGCTGTAGGAGTACCAGCAACATCGTCAATAACATCTGTATTAGTGCCGTTGTAAGTGTACCCTGTAGCATCACCATAATTTACGAAATAAACAGCTTTCAAGCCACCTACTGAATCCTTACAAGGTTCAATTCTGCCTAAACTTAAGTCGCAAGCCATATATATGTTTTTTTTAAAGTTATTAATAAAAAAAAGGATGGTGTTTATTCCACCACCCTTTTAAGTTTAATCTTACTAATTATTAGTTAGCAGAGTTAGTGATTCCGTAAGTTACGATATCTTGTACATTTCCGTATTGTACACCAGCAGTAAATCTAGCTACTACTCTTACATTTTCAGATCCGTCAAGATCAGCCATATCAATTAACTTAACAGTATTCAAGTCGTTTAATAAACCTGTACCGAAATATAAGTTAGATTTTTCAGCAGCAATAGCAGTGTTAGCAGCCATACCATTACAAACGAATATTTTAACACCATCAAAAGTAAGTGATCCGTTATTCCACCATTGAGTACCCATAGTGTTAGTACCATTAGCACCTAAACCTGAAGCACCAAAACCACCTAATGCTCTTACATAAGCTTTAGCAATATTTTGAGATACATAGATATGTAAATCTTCTTTTCCGTAAAGTGCAGCTGGTAAAGCGTCAACGATTTTTCCTAATTCAGCGATAACATTTGCAGCAGTAACTGTAGTTCCAGCAACTTCTTGAGCAGATGGTAAAGCAGCATCAGCAGCTAACAAAGTAGCGAAACCTGCAAATTCTCCTGCGTTAGAATTAACTCCTCTCCAGATGTTTTGTTCTGTTTTTTCAGCAACTTTAGCAGCTATGTGAGATAAAATATAATCAGCAAATGATGGAGGTAAAGAGTCAAATGCAGAATATCCCATTTGTACTGCTTCCCAGTCAGATTTGAAGTCACTTTTACAAAGTTGTAAGTTTACTTGAAACTCTTCTGGTTGTAAAATTCTTTCAGTTAAAGTTACAGTAGAAGTAGCATCAAAATCACAGGTTGCGTTTTTAACGATTGCATCAGTAGCAAGTTTTTTAATTACTTCTTTGTATTTTACATTTGGTTTTACTTCAATACCACCATTTTCGATAGTAGAAGCTGATAATAAAGCAGCAGAAATATATTTCCCTGCAAATTCACCAGCGTAAGTAGTTGTAATACTAGTTGTAGTAGCCATTTTTTAGTGTTTAATTTTAGTTATTATTTAATTTTTGAAATTTTACTTAACACAGTATCAAAAGTATTTTTAGTTCTTGATTGTGAGTATAAGTTTAATTTAACTTCAGAAGTTGCTTCTGGGTTGTGAGTTAAAGGTTGTGCAGATAATTCTACTCCTTCTTCTTCTTTTTCTTCTTTTAAAGATTTAATTTCTTCTTTTAAAGCTTCAATTTCTGCTTTTAAAGCGTCTACTTCTTCTTTAGAAAAGTGAGATTCTTTAACGATAGATTCGATAACTTTTTTAGGAGTAGCAGTTTCAGACATTTCTTGTTCAACTTCTACTTCTACTTCAGGTGCTTCAACTTCAGCTTCAGGCATTTCTGCTTCTTTAACTTCAGCGATAATACCTTCTTCAACAACGATAAGCATCATACCATCTTCTAGTTTGTACTCACCAACTGGTAAAGCGATACGATCTTCTTCGTTAACGATAAAAACAGGCATACCAGCTTCGAAAGCTTCGGCTTCTAAAACCGTTCCGTTATCTAACTTCATTTGAGCAAGTTTTACTTCCATACCCAAAATGGTTTTGATTTGATTAATTACATTTGACATATTTATATTTAATTTAGTTAAATACTTTATTTTAAAATAAACAATTTTTAATTTGTTATATTTTTAACCTCTTGAGTTGTTTATTACTCTAGCTGTATTAGTGTTTGTTACTTGACTTACACCTTGACTTACTAATGAACCTACACCTTGATTTTGTAAATCACCATTACAGCACTCTGATTTATAAGTTCCGTCATCACATAGACAACCTTTTCTTCCACCCTCTGGGCTTGTTTTACTTTTTGTTTTTTTCATTTTTATTGATATTTATGGTTTTGAGTTCTTTGTATAAAATAAATTACATCGTGTAATTGACCTGAATGACTAGCTAACATTTTAACGCTTATTCCATTTGTAACTACATCATCATCTGAATAGTATTGAAAAGTCCTAGCATAAGAGTGTTCTACATTATTGCCTTTAGGAAAAGTAATAATATCTCTTACTCTATCGTAAGGTGTACCATTACCACCCTCTAAATACACTTCCATATATCCGTTTGCATTACTTATTTTAGCTTTAAATGCTATTGTAACTATATAAACATCGTTTTCAAACTCAGCTTTTAGTTTATTATTAGCATAAAAATCAGTATCAGAGTGAATATGTGAATCTAATACATTACCTTTATTATTAGGTACAACAAAAGCAGTTGTATTAAACGAATAAGGTGAAGCAGTAGTATATTGTGTATCATCGTATCTAGCCCATCCTAAACCCATTTTATCAGATTGTGGTGGGTATACTCTTACTTGTTCATTGTTGAAACCCATAAATAAAGCTTCATCAGTAACTAACATAGCACCTTGTTCGATGTTTACACTATCTACTTCGTTTTGAGTTGCCTCTTGTATATGTACTTTGTATGCTGTATTAGTAGTTGTAGCCATTATATGTTTCTTAAAACTTGTTTAATTTGTTCTATTAAAGTTTCTTCTTCTGTTAGTTCTTTACTTAATTCTTTTTTAGATTCTAATTTGTCAGCAAAGTAACCCTCAAGTGAAAACCCTTTAACTTTACCTGTTTTAACAAAGTCATTCCAAATTTCATCATTATCAACTTTTATAGAAGCCATCCAAGTACCAACTGGTACACTTAAATTATATAAAGCAGATTTGTCTTTAGTTAAATCTTCTACTATCCAAGATTCAACAACTGTTAAACCCTCAATAGCTTTTTGGTGTTCTAAAGTGCTATTAGATTGGTTACCTTTTTTTAAGAATAATTGTGAAGCTTTTACTACTGTATCTTTTGAAAAGTAAATGTAGTATTCAGTATCTCCACTCTTTCTATAAATAGGTTTTTCTGGTATTAATACAGCACCCATTAATATACGCTTTTCTTTAGATACTTCTGCAAGTTTAACTTCTTCTGCTTTTAAAGCTACAAAGTCCGACTCTATTGCAGGTGATTCTACTACGCTAATAGCTTCTACACCTTGCAATTCTTCGTTATCATCTATAATTAGTTCGATTAAATTCATTTAGTTTTTATTTAAAAATTAATATTATATTAAATTGTTATTTATCCTAAAGTAGCGTTGTTTACTATGTTTCTATTCAAACTTTGTGCAGATGTTACATTACTTGCAACTACATAAGCTTGTACAGGTGGCATTCCTTGATTATTCATAACTTGTGCTAATTGATTTGTACCACCAGCACCAACTACATTAAAACTAGGGGCTGCAGGTGCAGCACCACCTCCACCACCACCTACATCAGCACCACCAGCACCACCACCTCCACCACCAAGAGCAGCTAAACCTTTAGCAGTACCAGCAAGATTGGCAGCAATTCCAATACCTGCATTAATTTTATTCATTACTATTTCAGTAGCAGCTAAAGCAGCACCACCTGGAAGTAAAGCATATTTTAATCTAGTAGCAGCGTTTGCAGATTGTGTATTAATTATAATTTTAGAAATACCAATAGCACTTTCAGCAATTAAAGCAGCTTTTTGTAAACCTTTGCTATTTTCACCCATAGATTTAACTAAACCTACAAAACCCTCAATAGCTTGTATCTGACTTTGTTGAATACTTTTCTTAGCTTCTGCTACTCCTTTTTCTCTATCAATATCTTCTTGCGCTTTTTTATCTTTAGCAGCTTTTTCTGCTTCATCTTTTGTCTTTTGTTTTTCAGCAGCTTCAGCATCTGTTTTATCTTTTAACTCTTGATTTAAAGTAGCATACTTCTCATTATATAAAGCCATTAAATTAGCTTTCTCGTTTTCAGTTTTAGCTATTCTATTTATTTCTTCTAAATCTCTTTGAGCTTGTAAATCTAACTTTTCTTGTTCTGTTTTAGCATTAAGATTTAATAATTCATCTATATACTTTTGCTCTAAATCTAGTTCAGCTTTCTTTCTATCTTCTTCTGCCTTTCTAGCTTCATCTGCTTTTCTTTTTCTTTCTTCTGCTGCTTTTTGTGCAGCTTCTTGTTGTTTCTTAGCAAGTTCTTCTTGATGCTTTTGTTGTTCTTCTCTACGCTTGCTTAATTCTTCTTTTTCAGCTTTAGTTTGTTCTTTACTACCTGATTCAAATCTTTTATAAGCTTCTTCTCCACTTTTTACAGCTTTATTAAAACTATCTTTCATTTGATTAAAACCCTCTTTAGCTGCATCAAAATCTAAGGTAACAATACCTTTCATCATTTTAATATAACCACCACCAGCTTCTTTTACATAAGTAAATAAACCAACAAGACCAGAATAAAATAAACCAATACCTTGTGTAATATAAGGCAAAGCTTTCATTGCTAGATCCATAAAAGAATCTATTAAAGGTTCTAACGCTCTAAATATACCACCAAGTATTTTTTCAAAAGCTTCTGTTAAAGGTTTTAACTTCTTCATAGCACTTTCGTTTTGTGAAAATGCAGCAGCTAACCCTGCAACAGCAGAAACTATTAAACCAATTCCTGTAGCTTTTAAAGCAGCACCAAAAGATTGTGTAGAAACTTTAACTTTATTAATTCCTGCACCTAACATACCTAAAGGTCCACCTACATTTTCTAAACTATCAACCCAGTCAGATGAAACATTCTTAGCAGATTTAATTTTATCTTCTAAGTCATCTATTTGATTATAAAGCTTTTTAAAGTCCTCACTTCCTGCAGCTGTGTTCTTTAATTCTCTTTTTAAAGACCTTAATTCAGAAATAGAACCCTCAATATTACTGTTTACATTTAGATTTATTTGTTTTTCGATTGCCATTTTAATTTTCTTTTGATTTGTCTATATCCTTGTTTAAATGTATTAGGTAATTCATTCTTACCTTTCGCAATTTCTATATTTTCACTAACTCCGTAATGATCCTGCAACTGCAGTAATTGAATTATATTTTTAAGCATTTTGTATAATATCTATATATTGTTTTGAATCAGGGTTATGGTATGTAATTTCTATTTCTTTATACGCTACCTCACCTGTAGTATTATCATCAATAGGTACTATAAAAGTTCCATCTGCATAATTACCTGAACTATCGTAAGAAGTAGGGTTATATTTAACATCGTAATATTCACTATTTAATTTTAAAATAGTAACTTCTAAATCTTGTGCTGTATTATCTACATAAAATGTTTGTTTTAAAGCAATTTTACCACCAACAGAATTAGATACTTCTCTAAAATCAGATATTAATTCAAAATCAACTTCACCTGTAGTTAAATCAGTTGTAAATTGGTTTATAATATATTTTTTATCCTTATAAACTATTTTATCATTTAATTTAATATTAGACAATTCTGTAATAGGCATAATGGCTTTTAACTTAACTACCCTACAACGAATATCGTATAAACCACTGATATAATTTTGATACCATAATTTAAATAAAGAATCAGAAGCAGTAGTTGCAGTTTGCCAACTTGATATTTCCTCGCCAAAGTTTAAACTTGCAATATCGTTGTTTATGAATAGTTCGTTTGAAAATCTTTGATAGTTACTTAAATTATAATATGATGAACCTGTATATAACTTAATGCTAGTACCTAAACTTTGTATATTATTTTTATACATTAAAATAGGTTTTGGTTTATATGGGTTTAAATCTTTATCTATTAAAGAAGTAGTTTGAAAGTTACCTATTGTTGAGCGTTCCCACATAACATCTTCAAAAGGAGATTTTATTTCATAAGTAGTGCTTTCATTACTTAAATCATCCTCATAAATTAAATCACCATAATCGTACAATCTTTGAAAAGTATTTCTAAAAAAGTTGTTTAATACATTTTCTGATTTTTCGTGTGTAAAAGTTAACTTTTTAAATAACTTAGTTCTTTCTAAATCTACGCTATCGTTAATTACATAACTATTAATATTTATATATTTGCCATAAGCATAATAAAACTCTAAAGGTTCTAAATTAAATTCAGTTTCACTTGTAGCAGTTATAGTTAAATTAAATAGTTTTATTAATCCATTAAAGAAATCTACTACTTTCATATCAGGTACATAATCACCAATATTTATTGTTTCTGTTGTGGATTGACTAGGAGATGAATAAAAATGAACTGACTGCCAGAAACCAGTAGTAGTCCATCCAAATGGACCTAAATGTGGACCATTAATTAAACTGTTAATTATAAGTTGACAACTAAATGTAAAAGGTGATTCACTTTCTATTTCATAATAAAAGCTTTGATTTTCATCTAAAGCAAAATTTGCAGAAAAAGAATAATCGCAAGTTCCGTATTGGTTATTAAGTACTTGCCTTAATGTTCCATTTGTGTTTTTGATTTTTAATCTATAAGGAATAGTATTATTACTTACACTTATTATTATCCTATATTCTTCGTTAAATTTTGTTACATATTGTTGATTTGTATATGTAGGAAAATAAGGGTTTAATAATAATTTTTTTACAGTAACATTATCAGTTGTTAAACTAAAACCATCAAAAGGAGTAGATGGAAAAGTAGCTGAAACTAGCGTATTAAAATCAACTTTAACAGGTGCTGTATAAACTGTTTGTTGTTCTTTACCTTTGCAATATAAATATAAATTATTCCAGTAAGAAGTATCAAACAATGTACTTGTAAAAGTAATTCCATAGTGAGATTGCATAAAATCAAATATTTTACTTACAGGAATAGCAGGAAATAAATCAGTATAATCTATTGACTTAGCTATACTTCCACCTACAGAAACATCATTTGTGCCACCTGTTAAATATTCATATTTATTTTGATTACCAACTAAAGGATAACTAATATCATCTACTATAGTACCATCAATTCTTTGTCTAACCTGATCAAAGGTATAAGGGTGATTTAAACTGCTATAATTAAAAATAGATAATTTGTCCTCTTTAAATAAATCCTTTATTTGTTTTACCTTACCATAAAAAGTAACTGAAAAGCTTTCAACTCTATTGTTTTTTTCGTTTGCTTTCTCTATTTGTATTTGACCTTTCTTAAATGGTATTGTATTTATTTCTATTATAGCATCATATCTAACTCTTTGGTCAAAGCCATCATTAACAGCACTTTCATTCCAATAGTTAAATATTTGGTTATTAGTTTTAGATGCAGGTACAGTAAAGCTTTGTGTGTAATCAGTAAATACCTTACTTAAATCGTTTACATTTTGAATAGAAGAAGTTAAACTAATTTTTTCATCTTTAAATAAATCTATTCTTTTATAAACATCAGTATATTCAAAGTAACCACCTAAAGATTCTACCCTGCTTAATAAACAACTTCCAGCTTCGTAAACACCACCATCAGCTAAAACCCTAGCTTCAAAACTATCTACTAAAGCTACTGATGTATCAGTGTACTCATTGACCTTTATATATACTTCTACATCAACCATTATACTACATTATTTATTAATGAACTTGCAACTTCAAACTCTAACTCGTAGTTAATTACTTTGTCGTTTAAATGTGTTTTAAATTGTTGTGAACTATTCTTTATAACAACTGCAGAGTTTATAGTTCCATCTGCTGATTTTAAGAAAAGGTTTTCTGATAAAAATATATCTTGTATATTAATATTCTCAGCTTCTCTTATCCAACCTGTATTACATTTAATAGTTTTGTTTCCGTTTTTATTAAATATTCTTTTCTGTCCGTTATCTTGGTCATAAGGAGTAACCCATTTGCCATTAAAAGTATTAGTGTTATATTCAGAACCTTTTACATTTATACTTTGTGTGCTATTCTTAAATAAAGTTATTTGTTGTTTACCACCTAATCTATTTATAAAGCTTAAAGAAAACGGATTATATTTTATTTCACAATTAGGATATAATATACATTCGTAAATTTTATTTCTCGGAACTGATGGATTTAATTCAGCTATTGCAAATACTGTTTTAATTAATTCACCGCTTATTATTGGTGCAACTACCATTGGAATCCTAAATTTTTCTACTCTTTCGTAATCACCATTTTCGTAAGTTATTGTTTGAGTATCTGTTTGTGGAGTACCACCTACAAGTACAGTTGAAGTATAAGTTACAACAACATCTAAAACTTCTAAAGGAAAATCTACAATAAAATCTATTGTAGGAATTGTGTTTGTATTATAATAATAATTAAGATCAATACCTGAAGCATTAAATGTATTGCCCCAATTACTTAACACAGCACAAAATGTATCGTTTGTATAATTGTAAACATTATAAGGATTATATCCATTAACTCCTACTAAATAATCGTTAAGTTCTTCTACCCAAGTAGTACCATTATTATAATAAGTAACATAGTGTACATTACAAGCACTAGATTCATTATTAAAGGTGCTAATAGCATCATAAACAAAAGGGCTTATATTATAGTAGTTATAATATTGTGTGTTACTATAAGGTAACTTCTCTAAAGTTTTAGTTACTACAGTAGGTTCAATATATCCTACCCTCCAAATAGTTAACTCTATTTTAGTAGCTGTTGCAATATAATTCCCTGCTTGTATAATATAAGGGCTTCTACAATTAAATACTTTCATTTTATCTTAATCTTTTAGTGTATCATTCATTAAACTTTCTAAATCTAAACCAAACTTCTCTATCAATTCATCTGGTAGGTTTTTAAATGCTGCTTCAAATGGCTTAGTAAAAAACAAACTTGGTTTAATACCATTCTTAAAAATAGCACTTCTAACTAAGTAACTAGTTTGCTTATAACTCATAAACTTACCATCTGGCTTTCTAAACTGAAACCCTCTTCTAGTTACCCAATCAGTAATTGGTTTTGCAGGTGGCATTTTAGATTTATAACTAAATGGTGTGTTATATTTCTTTTCAGTACCACTAACCCCTTTGTCTTGGAATACTCCGTAATCTTCCATTATAAAAGCTAACCTAAAACTATTTGGTCCTACTTCTATTTCTCTATCTAAGCTATCATAAAGTTTTTTATCTACATTCTTACCTAACCTAGTTAAGTTACTCCTAGATTGCTGTATAACATACTTAGCAAAGTCATTTAAATACTTATATGTTTCTTTTTGGTTTAACATATAGTCATATCATTTGAAACTACTATATCAAATGTAACTGCCCAACCTGCTAAATCATTTTCAAACCTTTCAGTAAACGGCTCATAACTTGGATTGCCTGATAACTCATAATTGCCATCTCTTAAATCACCCCTGTTAAGTAAATCTAAAACCCTTGTAGCTAATAAGTGTTGTGTATTCCAAATATCTACTTTATTATCTTTTTCTTTTTGGTTTATAACATCCATACAAAGTAAAGTAACATTAAAAGAAATAACATTACCTTGATGTGTAGATGAATTAATCATTATATGTGTTAAAGGAAATATAGTTCGTTTGTTTAAATCTACTTCAAATATATCTCCCTCTGTTACTGTATTGCAAAAAGGTTCTGCTAATAAAGCGTTCTTAATTGTTTGTATTAAATTATATATCATATTTTTTTAGCATTTGTGATTCTATTTCTTGTTTTTCTTTTTCAAAGGTTAGGAATGTAAGTGCAGCTGTGAGCTGTAATCTCGATACTTCATTAAATCTTCCAGCATCTCCTTTAGCGAGAGCATAGAAAGAGCTATACCATCCCCACTTAGATCCGAATTGTGTTTGTCTATCATAGCTTGCACCTGTGGATTCATCTCCAAATAATTCAGGGAAGAAATCAATAATTCGTTGCTTAAATTGTAAAAAAAAACCATAGCACCTAAAACCACATCTAAAGGCATTTGCTTCATTACATCACAATAGGTTATACTTCCGTTGTAATCTTGTATTAAATACTTATCACCACTCTTATCTGTTATTGGTCTGTATAATACAGCCATTGCATTGTGCATTTTATCCCACTTACCAAAGTAGTTATCTAAATCGCTAAACTCACCTAAGGTAATATCATCTAAGTTAGGAATAAAACCAAAGTTAGTATTACCAAGTTTAAAGATAGGTTTAAGCTTATAATCTACGCTAAACATTCTGTCTAAAGTTTCTATAATTTCGTTAACTTCTTTTAAAGGAATTAAGTCAACTAACTTTAAAGGTATGTTACAAAATATCTCTATCATTTTCTGCTGTACAAAATTACTTTCTGGATTGTTCTCCATAATAGAAACAAATCTTTGGTATTGCTCTAAGGTAATTTCGTTTAAAGAAGTAGGTATAGTTATTTTAACCTGCATATTTTATTTTAAAAATAATTATTTAAGCTAATTGTATAAAGTACTTATAAAAAGAAAAGGTAGCCATTTCTGACTACCCTCTCAAACCAAATTTAACCTAACTAATTATGAAGCTCTTTCTCTATAGTGTAAATATAGTTCACTTATTTTATCGTGTAACTCTTGATCTTGTTTATATATTTTTTTGCCTTGTATCTTACTTCCGTTTATGTTTACTTCTAACCTTACTTTGTTAATCTTTCTTCTGCCATCCATATAAAACTCTTGTAAGCAAACAGGGTATATTGTTATACCATTATTAACGCACCATCTAAAAGCTTCCATCGTTTTATCGTAATCCTTTAAGTATTGCTTCAAGTTCATTTGTTAATAGTATTTTGTCAGTTGTTTTAAAATAATCTCTAAGTTTAGTTAATTCTTTTCTAGTGCTAGATATTTTAGCTTCTAGTTCTTTAACATAATATTTAGCTGCTTCACTTTCGTAATCTTGGTTATCCCAAAATCTATCCTCATTACTTGGATCGTAAAACTCCTCGTGTTCTTCTGTAGGGTCTTTATAAAATAAAATCATATTCTAGCTATTTGAGTTATTACATAGATTAAAACTAAATAAGCAAATGTAAGCTGTGGTCTTTTGTTCTGTAAAAAGAATTTAATAAATGTTTTCATAGTTTTTTGTTTTTAATTATGGTGTAAATATACAAACAATATTTAAACTAAAAAAACTTTAACAAAACTTTAACATTTGAATAGCTACTTGATACATAGCTTTCATCTTTTTAATTTCACCTACAGTTCTAGGTAAGTTAATCTGTACTTGCTGCCCTGTAATGTGGTGTATGTAGCATTGGATAACTGCTATTATTTCTCCGTAAGTCATTTGTTTTATTTGTTACACAAATTTAGTAAACAAAGTAGCTTCCCTTGTGAGGGTTTTCTAATTGTGAAGTTAAAGCATAACGCATAGCATCTATAGCGTGGTTATAAGCATCAATAGGTTTATTTAATTTGTTACCTTGTTTGTCTACCATCCATACATAGTTTCTTAACTCGTTAATTAAGTTCTTACTTCTATTTGTAACATATACCTTATTTTGATTAATTAAATTAAGACCATATACAATACTATCCCTACCTTTACTAACTGGTAATACATTATGACCATAACTGTTTAACTCAGCTATTGATTTAGGCTCTGCACTATCAGCGTATATTATATCGTTAACTTCATTTGTTTTAAGCAAGTCGCTAATATCAGAATTAAGCAAACCTTTTTGGTAAACTAACTCATCAAATATAAAAGCATCGTTATACTTGTACATAGCTATTAAACTTGTAGGATCGTTACTGTAACCCCAGTCCATTCCGTAGCATAATAACCTAGCTTCTGCAGGTAAGTTTATTTCTTGCCAATCAGGTATACATACACCCTCTAAAGAACCTGTTAAACCTAGTCCATATACTTGCCACCAGTTAGCCCAATAACTAGAGATCTTGGCTTTTTCTTTTGCTGATTCAATTTCTTTTACAATAGTTTCAGATAACGCTTCATTATCTAAATAAGTAAGTGTAATAAAATCTACATCATCTTGGTTTATTATTTCCCTATCTACCCAAAACAAACTACTAGGGTTATAATCTAACCATATCTCACCACTTGTTCTAATTGCTAATTGATAGTATGAATCAAAATCTACATTGTTGCACTCGTTAACATAAAGTACATTTCTTCTAGCACCCCTTAGTTTATCAGGTTGATCTACACTAAAGAATTCAATATAGCTACCATTACCAAAAGTGTATTTAAGTGTTGACTTATTAAACTGGTTATCTGTGTACCTGCCTAGTGCCATCATTATCTTTAAGAAATCTTTTAATGCACCCCTGCGTAAATGTGGTATAGATTCAGATACTACACTTATTTCTAAGTTAGGTGTTTTAATTGCCCTGTCTATAAGTATAGGTAAAATAGAAAATGTTTTAGAAGCAGAAGTACCACCTCTAACCACCTTTATACGCTTTTTAAGCTTCAATAGCTTCTTTAAAGCAGTAGTTACTATAAATTCCATTATCGTTTATTACAAGTCGCCTAAATCGTTTAAATCAAATATAGGTTGCTCAGTTGTAAGAGTTACATCTTTTGTTTCTCTTGGTTTACCTGCATAGTAGTTATAGAATAATTGTGTGAACTTAAAATCACCACGCTCTAATCCTTTTTCTAATGCAGCAAATGCTAATGGTTCTAATGGGGTTAGCTTTTCTATTAATGCTACTTCTTCTGCTTTTGATTTACGACCACTGTTAGGATGCCCTCCGTTAGATTTTCTTTTGTCCTCCATAATTGAAAAAGATTATTATCAATTTAAAAATAATATAAATAACTAATTGTTATATCAGGCATCTTGTTCTTGTATTTCGTTAGATAATTCTATAATAGTATCGTTAAATTGTTTTTCGCTAAAGGTTGCTGTTATCATTAAACCTTTAAACAGTTGTAGATATTCGTCAAGCGTTACATCGTTGTGTTCTGTTTCAACTATGTACTTGTATCCGTAGTTTTCTATTTGTATTTTCATTTGTATTTTTGTTTTAGTATCTTTCTATAAATATCGTTTACAGATTCTTTATTACATCCTCTATTGTAGTAGAAGTTAATTACTCTTTTTATTCTTTGTAGGTCTGATTGCTTTTGTTTTTCTTTTGCTGTCATAATTTTTCTATTTCTTGTTTAACTTCAAATAAGTACATTGTTTTATCAAATGATTCATTTAAATCACCTGTAATAAATTCTCTTGAAAATTCTACTGCTATTAATGCACATTGTTTAGCAAAACTAACAGTGTTCATTGGAATTAACTTATAATAATCTAACATTAGTTCCATTGCTTTTTCTTTTGGTGTCATAATCTTATTTCTATCTTTTGTGTTGAACAACTTAATTTGTGTACTCCATTTAATTGGTGGCATTTATTACAGTACTCCCAATACTTACTACAATTAATAGCGTCTTCTTCTCTGTTTGTATTTAAGTAAGATTGTCTATATTCATTAGGTGTTGCTTTAAACCTATAACAAGTTTCTTTTGATTTACAAAGTGTATCTTTGCACATAGCTATATCTGCCATATTAAATAGTATTATATATTATTAAACCTATTATTGATGCTACTGCTACCCAAGCACTAATCTCTACTATTATTCTTTCTTGTTTTTTATTCATATCTTAAACTATTTTATGTCCGTTAATATTATATCCTTTCTTTACTGCTATAGATATTACAGGTAGTTTAACTTTTAAAAAGGTAGCTGCTTCTTTATATGTAGTAAAGGTATAGAATTCTTTATCTGGTGATAGTATTGTAATTGTTTTTCTTTTCTTAGTTTTTATCTTTCCATCGTAAGTATTATCTATTATAGTTTGTAAACAAGTAAAGTCATCTTTTTCCCATTGGTTATATTGTTTATCCCAAAGGTAGCACTTAGGTTGTTTTCTAAGTACATCTATTACTTCATAGATATTTAATTGTTGTGATATCATATCCTACTTCTTTTTTAAATTCTTTTAATAAATCTTTTACATCAATAATAACAAGGTCGCTATCTTTTAGTAACCATTCTGCAAACTCTACAGCATATTCATCTGGTGTAATATATTTACTTATCTTTTCACCTGCTAGTAATTGTATTGCTGCACTATACTTTTCCATTAAATCTTTATCGTAATCTTTAATATCGTTAAATACATTAATTCCGTGTAATACTGTAGCGTGGTTTTTATCTAAAGTATCACCTATCTCTTGTAATGAATAACCTCTATCTCTTAATAGCTTATAGTAAATCATTCTAGCTTCTATAAACTCATACTTTCTTGTTTTAGTTGTTATATCTACTCCTGTTACTTTTTGTATTGTATTTAATATCTTAGTTTTTATTTCTTCTTTAATCATTTCTTAAATCTTAATTTTATTTTACTTCCTAATTGTTTTGCAAATACAGTTAAAGTTATAAAAGAAACCATTTCAACAGCTCGATAAATACCAGCACAAACTTCGTAATCTTCTACAGCTTCATACTCTGTAATAATATTTCTTAGTTCATCTATTGTAGATCCGTTTTCAAGTTCATACAAAGCTATTTTAAAGTGTTCTTCTATTCTTTCTTTATCCATTATAATATTCCTCTTAATACATATTGGTCTAAATCTACACCATCAGTTTGAAAGAAGTGTTTATAGTTACTAACACCTTGCTTAAACTTTTCTTCTCCTTTAGCGTAAAATTCATCACTACATTCAAATATAGCTATATCTAAACTACCTTTATCTATTGCAATAAATACAAAGTTATCTACACCAAACATTTCTCTATATAACCACGCTTGTAAATCATAACTATATTTATCAGCTGAATATCTAAAATCTTTTATACCTGTAGTAGTTTTTAAATCTATAATAGTATTGCCTTTTAGTATATCTGCTTTTGCTCTTATTGGTATTCCATCTATCATAGCTATTTGTGGTACTTCAAATTCTGCTTTTATTAAATATTCTTTTACTGCTTCATTTCTTAGTAAAGCATCTGTTAATCTTTCTGCAGCTTTTAATTCTGTATTGGTATAAACTTCTTTACCAGTTTCTTTAGCTAACTTATATTCTTTACTTGCTTTAGTTGCAGCTTCTACAAATATCATATCATCTAATTTGTTTGGCTCTAATACCATTGTATGAAATAGTTTACCATCTCTTAAAGCTTGTGTTTCACCTGATCCGTATTTAGTTGTAAAGTAATAAGTTTTAGGTGAAGATAATAAAGTTTTAATACTTGAACTACTTAAAGCGTTTTGCCCTAAGTAACCATAGTAAAAACTATCATCGTACATATTATCTAATATTTCTTGTTTATCCCAGTGTTTACCATCAAATGTAGTTATCATATTATCTTATTTTAATGTTATTTAATAATCGTTCTGTTTCATCCATTTGCAAAGCGTTTCTAATTTCTTGTGCATACATATCACTTAAATCAAATTCGTTGCTTAAAGCAGCTATAACATCTGTTAAATTAGCTACTAAGTAAACATCTTCTCTAGCTTGTGATAAAGCTAATAATTTTTCTAGTTTTAAAATAATTTCTTGTTTGTTCATAGTGTTTGTTTTTAAATTATAAGCAAATATAAAACTTATGTTTGAATAAAAAAACTTCTTAACAAATATTTAACAAAAAAAAGGAAGCTACTTGCTTCCCTTAATTTGCGTTATACAAATACTGTATCTTTGATCTTTATCAGGGTATTCTTTTACCATTTTATCGTCAATCATACATCTTTGTAAAAACTCTTTGTCTTTTTCTTCTGGTTGTGGTGTTGGTATTGGCATAATTATATTTATTTAATTGATTCAATCCATTCAGCTTGTAATCTTTCGTAGTGGTCTATTTCTCTTTCTAAGTAATCTAAAGCTTTTCTTAAATCTTGTAGTTCATTGTCTTTTTTACCTGCTCTTGCTAAATATTTAACTACATTACCCCTATTGAAGTTTAAGCCATAATCTTTAATAAAATCTATTACATCATAACCTTTGTTATTTTCGTAATGTAACTGGGTTGCTCTTGTATCTACTGTTGCCATTATTCTATTTTTAAAAATTCAGATTCAGCGTATTCTAAAAACCATTCTTTGTTAGTTTCGTACTTTTCTATAATAGCTTCTAACATTACTAACTCATCAATAGTTTTAGTTGCTAATTTGTGTACTAAACTTTCTATCTTTCTTTCTATGTTTAAAAGCATTTCAGGTTCTGATTTGTGCATTTTAACATATTCTTCACTTACAATATGTTCTAAGTCCTTATTTAAGCTATTAATTCTATTCTTTAAACTTTGTCTATATTGTGTAGTTGTTTTTAAATTATCATTAGCTTCTAATAATAGTTGACCTAATATAATTGACTTTAAATATTCTAGTTGTATTATATTCATATTTCTTTTAAAATGTTTTCTGGGTTAATTTTTAAGTAAGTTACTTCTTTAGATACTTTGTAGCGTAAACTAAAGTGTGTTGATGCTGGGTTTTTGTGGTTAGTTTCCCAATCAGGGTTTATCTTTAATAAATTCCAAAAGTAAATACCTCTTGGAGTAGAATTAATATAAATAGGTATATCCAAATGCTTTTCACATTCTGATATCATAGCATCGTACTTCTTTTTTTCTAAAAGCATATTATCGTAGTGTGCTGTTCTACATTTCAACTCTATTCTGTGTTTGAATTGTGGTGAGTAGCAATCCCATCGACTCATTTGGTTTTTAGATTTAACCAAATCTTTATAGATATTCTCTTTTAAAAAAAGAAATAGATCTTGTTCTTTCCAGTTATGCATCTTGCTGAGTTTCGTAAACCTTTCTTAAGTCGTTCAAAGTATCCCTCCAGCAACTAGCACAGTTACTGTCTTGTATTACTTCATTAAATACAGCTTTATAAATATCTTTAATTCTCCATTGTTCTTTTGGAGTTAAGCTATCTTTTTTAAATTCAAAGTAAGGTAGTAAAAATTCTATATCTTCTTGCTCTAAGCAGTTTGGTTTTCTGTAAGTCCAAAGTTTATTTAAAACTTCTTTTCTACTCTCGCACCCACAATCTATTCCTGTAGCTTTAGATACAGCTTCTACTACTGCTTTGATTCCTGTAGCAGTTGTTATTTGCTCTACAGTATCACCTAATCCTTTTGGTTTTCTTTTTGCCATAATTTATAGTTTTAAGTTATCGTAATCTTCTTTTAATAGTTCTTTTAATTTTTCTTTATGCTTTTTTAGTGAGTGGAATATACTTACAAAACTTATTCCTGTTTCTTTTGCTAATCCTCTAATACTTATGTTAGAATCTCTATAAATAGAAAATAGCTTTTTATCGTACCAATCCCAGTTGTTTACTTCTGATTCTGCTTTAGTTCTAAAGTTATTCCATTCTAACTCTTTTTCTATATCAAAATCATCAATCAAATTATAAATTTCTTCGTTTATTTCGCATTTTACTATTCGTTTCTTAATATTGTAAATTTGAAAGTGTATATTTCTTATAATAATAAAGCAATAACCTCTATTCAATTT